ACTTCGACGCGAAGAAAGCCACCCACGCGGTGGGGTTCTTCGAGAACTTCTTGATTCACTCGAAGGGCCGCTTCGCCGGCCAGCCCTTCACACTCCTCGACTGGCAGCGAGAGGACGTGATCGAGGAGATCTTCGGCTGGATGAAGGTCGAGACCGACACGCGGAAGTTTCGCGTCGGGTACATCGAACTGCCCAAGAAAAACGGGAAATCGACCCTACTCAGCGGCATTTCCCTCTATACAGCGTTCTGCGACAACGAGCCGTCCGCAGAGTGTTTCGGCTGTGCCACCAGCCGCGATCAGGCCGGCATCGTCTTCAAGCAGATGGTCGAGCTTGTCCGGGCCTCGAAACTCTTGTCGAGCCGGCTGGAGGTCATCGAGAGTCGCAAGACGATCGCGTGCATCCCGACCAACTCGTTCTGGCGGGTGATCTCCAGCGATTCGAGCCGGGCCGAAGGTCTCAATATCCACAGCCTGTGCTATGACGAGCTTCATTCCGCCAAAGACCGGCGTCTGTTCGATGCGATCAGGTACGGCGGAATTTCTCGAACGCAGAGCCTGATCCTGAGCATTACCACGGCCGGCTCCGACCGGGCCTCGATCTGCTACGAGCAGCACGAGCATGCCATGAAGTGCATGGCGGACCCCAGCCACGACCCCCAGTTCTTCGCGTATGTCCGGGGGGCGACTCTTGAGGACGACTACCGAAGCCCAGCCATTTGGGCAGCCGCGAATCCATCGTTCGGCGTCACGATGGACGAGGAAAGCTTCAAGGCGGACGTGAAGGAGGCCGAGTCGATCAAGTCGAAGCTGGCGAGCTTCCTCCGATACAGGATGAACATTTGGGTTCAGGGTGAGGACAAGTTCCTGAATTTGACCCAGTGGCAGAGATGCACTGGCATGACCGAGGACTACTCCTCGCAGAGGGTCTGGTACGCGGGGCTCGACCTCGCCCAGACTTGGGACGTGAACGCGTTCGTGGCTGTGAGCAAGGGCCACGACGACGTCTATGACGTCCTGTGCAAGTTCTGGATTCCGGCTGACAACGCCAGCAAGCGAGACGTGAAGGAGAACGTCCCTTGGACCCAGTGGTTCAAAGACCCAGCCACCGGCGTCTGCCTGACCCCCGGGGACACCGTCGACTACGACTTCATCCGCAGGGACATCCTCCAGTTCTGCAAGGAGAAGACAGTCCGCAAGATCGCCACCGACCCCCACAACAGCCACTACCTGTCCCAACAACTTCAGGCGGAGGGGGTGAGCGTGGTAGGTTTTTCCCAGACACCGAGCGCGCAGAACGCCCCTACCAAGCTTTTGGAGACGCTAGTCTCGCAGGCCCGCCTGCGGACAAATGACAACCCCGTCATGAACTGGATGGCGGCGAACGCCACTGTGCGGTCAAACAGCGAGGGATACATCAAGGTCGTGAAACCCTCCGCACACTCACCGGCACGAGTCGACGGGATCGTGTCGCTCATCATGGCTCTGGCACTCGCAAGCGACGCCGAGTCTGCCCCTGCCCCTGTCGCTCCGGAGATTCTGGTGTTATGAGCAGCGAAGACCGCGTCCTCAGCGACACCGTGTGGACCCCGGAGCGAGGAATTGCGAACCCCGAGGTTCGAGGAATCTCGTGGGAGAACTTCCTGCTCTCGGATGACAAGTACCTCGGTAAGTGGCGGACAGACTCTGGCGTCCGCATCACGCCGGAGACCGCGCTTCAGTCGACTGTCGTGCTGGCAAGCTGCCGCATTCTTGCCGAGACCATCTCCGGCCTTCCGATCCGCGTCTACGAGAAGAGGGACGACGGCAGCGAGGAGCCGGTCAAGGGCATCCCGCTCTACAAGATTCTCTCGTTCGCCCCAAACGAGTGGCAGACGAAGCCAGAGTTCTTCGAGCAAGTGATGATGAATCTGACGCTGTGGGGCAACTCCTACACGCGGATCCGCAGCGGAAAGTACGGAAGTGTTTCCGCCCTCGACAATCTTCACCCGAGCCGGATGGACGTCGAGCGTCTGGAGAACGGCCGCCTGCGGTACAGCTACACCGACCCGGAGACCGGCCGGCTGGAGCGGTACACACAAGACCAGATCATGCACGTCCGGTGGACTCCGGAGCAGGACGGCATCAAGGGCATGGTCCCTGTCGAGATCGCACGAGAGGCGATCGGGCTCGCCCGTGCGTGCGAGCAGCACGCCGCGAGGTTCTGGGCGAACAGTGCCCGGCCGGGCGTTGTCCTCACGACCGAGGGGACGCTGACCGCCGAGGCGGCCGAGCGTCTGCGAGACAACTGGGAGAGGCTTCACAAGGGCAGCGAGCGAGCCTACCGGACGGCCGTCCTCACGGGGGGCATGAAAGTCACTGAGCTTGGATTCACAAATGAGTCCAGTCAGTTCAATGCCACCCGCGCCGCTCAGACCGAAGAGATCGCGAGGATCTATAGGTTGCCGCTCCACCTCATTCAGGGCGCGTCTGGCGGCGACCTTGAGGTGCAGGGCCAAGAGTTCGTCACCTACACGCTGATGCCGTGGATCACGAGGATCGAGTCGGCGATCAGCCGCTCGCTCATCGTCGACGACGACACGTTCGTCGCGAGGTTCGACGTTCGCGGGCTGCTTCGCGCGAACTCGATGCAGCGTGCGAGCTACTACTCGACGATGATGAACCTCGGCGTAATGACCATAAACGAATGCCGCCGCCTCGAAGGCATGAAGGATCTGGGTCCGGACGGCGATCATCACTTCGTGCCGATGAACACCCAGACCCTCGAAGACGCCACCAAGCCCAAGCCCGAGGCGCCTCCGGACGGCCCGCCGCCTCCTGCCGCCGGCGGTCCGCCGAGCATGTCCGAGGTCAAGACTGGCAAGGCTCCGATCGCTTCGCCGAAGGGCGAGGCCTCGAAGCCGAAGATGGAAGACGCGATCGAGGAGTCTTCGGCCGACTGGGAGGACGCGGTCGAGGATCGGGCCTTCTGCCCGAATGGCGAAGGCAACGGAATTGACAACTCTTGTTCCTCATCCGGCGGAGCCGCGTCGCCCACCAGCGAGACCCCTGCCTCGCTCAAGGTCGACGCCCGGCCCGAGGACATCGCGAGCCGACTCGGCAGCGTCGACATGGACGACGCCCTCCGGGCAGCCGGCGGCGCGAGGTCCGACACGAAAGTCTTCGTGCGGAGCGATCACGAGACGAACGGCGTCCACATCGAATGCACGAGAGACGTTGCGGGCGTGAAGGATGGACTCTTCAGCGTCACTGTCGTCCGCAACGATGGCACTGAGCAAGACCCGGAGGTCGTCGTCGACCACAAGGTGATCGAGGTGACGCCGGCGATTCAGTCTGATCCGCAGAAGAGGCAGGCCGCCGCGAGAGAGTTCATGCGGACGATGACCGACAGCGTGACGTCTGCCACCAAGAGCGGCGTTGCCAAGGTCGTCCTGAACGCAGCCGGCCACTCGTCGAAGGGAAGCTCGCAGACATTCCGTGGCTATACCATTTGGCCTCGCATGGGCTTCGATGCCCCGATTCCCTACCACCTCCGCAGCGAGCTTCCGCCGACCCTCGCGTCGTCGCGTACTCTGCTCGATCTTCACAAGACTCCAGAGGGCACACGCTGGTGGCGTGACAACGGCGTGTCTGTGGACGTGCAGCTTGACTTGACCAAGCTGGACAGTCCGCAGATGCAAGTTTTCAACAGGTTCGTGAATCACTTCAAGCGAGACCGCCGCGACATCGAGATGTTCGAGGGCGAAGACTGGTTGTCCACGGCGGACCAAAAGAAGATCAACGAGATCTGGGGAACGATCTGGGCCGAGGGGATCCTTGATGGCTACAAGGAGGCCGATCAGGACTTCAGCAAGATCGAGAAGCGAGCGTTCTGTGCGACGGGGGTCGGCAACGGCGTTGACAACTCGTGCGGCGGCGGCCAGTCTGTTGCCGCGAACGACGATCGCCTCAAGGAGCGTGTCCCCTTCGTGCCATCTCTTGGCACAAGCAATAGGGACCACGCCACGCCGCCGACGGATGAGGAGTTCACCAAGGCCCTGATTGGCTCGAACAAGTCGAAGGGCACAAAGATCGGCGAGGCGAAGAACATCGACCCCGGGACGCCTGTTGCACTGCGAATCGACATCCCGGCGTTCAATTGGTCTCGCGACAATCTTGGCAAGAGCATCTACGCCGTCACGATTCACGAGAACAAGGGGGGCAAGTCCTTCGGCGCTCCGATCGCCTACGAGCCGATCGCAAGGCTGTCTGGCCCCGTGACCTTTGCGTCAAAGGAAAGCGAGGCGATCAAGGTCGCCACAGGAGAGTCGAGCAAGTTCCCGCTTGCCACTGTGAAGGGCAGCTTCGACAAGAGCAGAGAAGTCCCTGCCGACATCGACTCTTGGACTCCCGTGGGCTACGACCCCAAGAAGGCGGCATACTTCTACGACAAGAGAACAGGCCGCGAGGTCGAGGGCGGGACCGACGCCGTCAGCGTCGGCAACACTGTCTTTGTTCGCATGCCGCAGTACGGCGATCGCCATGTCCAGCATCAGTACAGGCACCTCGCCGACTCGTGGGGCCTTGAGTCTCGTGCGTTGTCGCCGGCCAATCAGGAACTCTACAAGGCTCAGGAAGAGATCGTCGCCGAGAACGGCAAGTGGCCTCAGTCGGAGGCTCACTACATGGAGAAGAACCCGTTCGCCTCTCGCGGCATGAAGTGCGGCAACTGCCTGTACTTCGAGGCGGGGCAGTGCGAGGTTGTCGCTGGCTCCGTGAGCCCCGAGGGCATCTGCAAGCTCTGGATCATTCCCGAAGAGAAGCTCTCGAACCCCGAGCAGCGAGCGTTCTGCCCGACCGGCGAAGGCGGTGGCATCAACAACTCTTGCGGCGACGACGGACAAGCCGGCGGCGGCTCTTCGCCATCCGGCGGAAAGTCTGGAAGTGGTTGCCCGTCTCCTTGCCACGAGCCAGACGTGACCGGCGACAAGAACGAGGACGGAGTGACGGACGCGGCTCGCGTTGGCGTCCCTGCGATGGACGTGCCGCCTCCGCCCGTGCTGGGCCGCGTTCCCAATCTCGGAGAGCATGAGCGGAAGGTCGAGGAGGCGTTCATCTCGCACTTCGAGAGTGACCCGGACAAGGTTGCATCCCAGTTTCGAGAGCTTGTAGTCAAGCAGGGCGACCCGCCCACGTTCGGCACTGACGACGCCAAGTGTCTCACGGACGCGTGGTCTGACCCGGACCCAGACAAGCGTGCGCAGAACCGCGCCACGCTGAACGTCGCGTTGCACCAGTGCGCTAACGCGATCGCGAAGCGTGCGTTCGTCCAGCACCTCGACACCCTCAAGGAGGGCGACGAGATCATGGTGACCGTCGGCGGCTGTGGAGCCGGCAAGGGCTTCGCGCTCAAGAGCGTTCCGCAGGCTCTCGAACTCAAGAAGTCCGCAAAGGTGATCTGGGACTCCGCCGGCGATCAGAACGCCACGGAGAACCCGTGGATCCAAAAGGAAGCCGAGTCTCGCGGCCTGAAGGTCACCTACGTCTACGTACACGCAGACCCTCGCACGCAGTGGGCAGACCCTGAGCGTGGCGTCGTGAAGCGTGCCAGCGATCCCAAGGACGGCCGCATGGTGGACGCTAAGGTGTTCGCCGACAGCTACGCGATCGGTGCGAAGAATCACGACGCGTTCCACAAGGCCAACAAGGACAACCCGTCGGCGAGGTTTGTGTTCCTCGACAACACGGGCAAGCCCAAGCTCGTTGACGGAGTTCCGAAGGAAGCACTCTCGCACGACTCAGAGAAGCTGGCAGAGTTCGCTGAGAAGACGGTCGAGGAGTCTTCGGCTCCTCCGAGGGTCAAGGCAGGCGGGCTCGTAGGCAGGAAGATCTGGCCCAAGAAGAAAGCGAAAAATGGCTGACGACGATCTCTCGCAGTGGTGGGATGAGGACGCCCAGCGTCTGAACAAGCTCGCGGAAGCCGCGAGGGAGTTCGCGGCCAAGATGCCGAAGGAGAAGGGGGAGGAGCGTGCCTTCTGTCCGACCGGCGAGGGCAACGGAATCGACAACTCTTGCGGAAGCTCAGGCGGCGCAAATGCCGTGGTCCGAGAAGTCTTGTCGAGCATCGCGAAGACTGGCGGGTTCACTGTTCACCCAGTCACGGGACAGAGCCCAACGACGGGCTATATGTGCGCAACTGTCCCCGGCGCAGAGAAAGTCTTGAGCGGCCGCGAAGACATAACAGCGAACACGATTCGCGGATATTTTTCCGATCATGCCGACTATCTTTCTGAGCGTCCGAAGCTACACTTAGGTGGCTGGATTGATTCGGAATCCGGCAAGGTCTACCTCGATCTTTCCGAGCGGTTCGAGACCGAGGCAGAGGCGACGGCCGCAGCCGTCAAGCACAAGCAAATTGCGATCTGGGATCTCGCAAACGGTCGCGAAGTACGGATAAAGGGAGGCGACGAAAATGGCCGACGAAGCTGGCAGCAAAAAGATGGTTCGGTTCGACTTCCCGCCCGGAGCGACTCCGGAGCAGATCGCAGAGGCACTGCGGAAGGCTCACGACGAGGTCATGGCCGCGAAGAAGAAGCCCGCTCAGTAGATTGCGGTCGCGGCCCCGGTGGCATCTTTGGCCCCGGCAACAAGTGCCAAGCCGACGGCGAGGACGGCCCGCCGTCAGACGAGTTCGGCCAGACGATCGCCGCCAAGGCGAGAGGCGGCGGTGCAAGCTCGACAGTTCGACCGGACCTGTCGTGGAAGCAGAGCGACGGCCCGGTCAGTCTCGACGCCGAGGCTGTCAAGGCGTCTCCGCCGTGCCGCTCTCTGGCCGGCGTGAACTCAGTCACGATCATCCACGGCTCCACTCTCTCGCAGTCTCTCAAGGAGACCGGCGTGACGCTCGACCAAGCGTCGAAGGTGTGCGCGTCGCTTTCTGAGGATGCCGACGTCACCATCTCTCACGGGATGCTCTCGGACATTTCTCGGTACGCCCAAGACCCGACTCGCGAGCCGCAAGTCGAGTCCAGCGTCACGTTTGTTTCGCATCGTCAGGTGGCCGGCATCCCAGACGCCGTGGCGGCAGCGACCACTCTGACACGGACAGAGGACGAGGAACTTCTCCTGACGTATGCGTCGATGGTCGTTTCGCCTGAGGCGCAGAAGTCGGCGTCTGTCGCTGTTGCTCGCGAGGTCTACAAGAGCGTCGTGAGCAGCGTTGGCGAGGCAGAGAAGATCGGCGTCTCCGAGGTGATGATGCTCGCCGCCGGAGACAAGGACGACGACGTGATGAAGGGGTATCGCCTCTGGCCGAGGCTTGGCTTCGACGGAACGATCCCCAGAAAGATCGTCACGCCGACCTACTCCGCACGGCTTGGATTCTTCGAGCCCTACGGCAGCAAGATCCCCGATGCGATTCTCTCCGACAGAGCAAAGGCCGAGAAGAAGGCTGGCAAGCTCACTGTCCAATCGCTCTACGACACCCGCGAGGGGCAGGGCTGGTGGGAGGAGAACGGATCGACGATGCCCATGTCGCTGCGGCTCGACGACGAGACGTCCTCCGGCTGGCAGCGTTTCTCCCGCATCCGCGACCGCGTCGCATCCCGCGACATGGACGAGATCCTCGAACTGATCGGCGTCGAGTGGCGGAGCATTCACGATGGCGCCGAGTCTCGTGCATTCTGCGCCACTGGAGACGGCAACGGCGTGGACAACTCGTGCGGCAGCGCGACGCTGGCCGGCGTCGACAACTCTTGGAAAAAGAGCAGCGACCACGAGTACAGCTACCGCCCCGGCGAGGGAAACAGCCCGGTGGTCGGCGGCGACGACATCAAGTCTCTGAGCATCGAGCGGCCGGCGGACGTCGCCTCCACGATGAAGGAACTGAAGGTCCGCAACCTTACTGACGTGGTTGCGATCGGTGGAGGCCTGACTCGCGGCTCTTTCACGAGTGTGATCGCGAGAGGCGGAGAGATCCACGTCATGTCAGAGGTTCCTGTTGATCCAGAGGACGAAGAGTCCGCCAGTATGGGGAGCAAGGTGACGATCGGCTCAGACCCGGATGGCAAGCGGTACGTCGACTACAAAACGATGGCTGCAAACTCTGAGTCGGGAAACGCAAACCTCGAAGGGCAGGACGCCGCCCGCATGAGTTCGATCTTGCTGGAGCGATTCCCAGAGTCGCTCGCGGCGGCCGAGAAGGCCGGAATCGCTTACGCGAAGACATTTGCGATGGGCGATTCTCAGAGCGACTTCAAGGGCTATCGCCTCTGGCCGCAATTCGGATTTGACGCCGAGATCTACTCCGACGTTCGGGAGAAGATTCCGAAGGACATCATTTCGCACGACGACCCGGTGACGATTCAAGAGTTGATCTCGACCCCCGCCGGCGATCGCTGGTGGAACGACAACGGCGAGTCGATGGAGATGACGCTCGACTTCAAGGACAAGAAGTCTGATGGATACAAGAGATATCAGCGTGCTGCAAAGCTCTCCAAGCGACTCAAGCGGAGGAACGAGGACCGCGACGTTCTGGAGTATTGGGACAAATGCTCGCGAGCCTTCTGCCCCAACGGCGAAGGCAACGGAATCGACAACTCGTGCAGTTCCAGCGGGGACGGCGCGGCACTCTCCTCCGGAAAGCCGGCCAGCGTTCGAGTGCAGTCAGACGGCGAGCTTGATGGCTCGATGCAGGCGCTTGGCCTGTCTGGCGTCGACGACGTCCTCGCCCTCGGCGGCGGCAACGTCCGTGGAGCCGAGGTGGCGATCAAGGCAAACGGTGAGGGATTCATCTACGTCTCTTCTGTGTCTCCCGTGGATCGCGATAACTCTTCTGCCGGCCAGTTCCACACGTCTGTCTCGATCAGCGAGGGAGAGGACGGCAAGGAGCTTGGCCTTGAGACTCTCGGCCTGACTGGCTACGCCACGGACCTTCCAAGAGACAAGGCCGCCAAGGTCATGTCGCTCGTGTCGGAGAAAGTCGCCGAGTCGATCGATACAGCCGAGAAGCACGACTTCGCGAAGGTCACGACGTTCGCAGTCGGCGACGCGAAGAGTCCGTACAAGGGCTATCGGCTCTGGCCGCAGTTTGGCTTCGACGGCGACATCCCGCGAGACATTTCAAAGAGGATCCCGTCAGAGATTGTCCTGAAGGCAAAGGGCATCGAGCCGCCGCCACCGGGCTCGACAGCCATTCCGCACGAACTTGTGCTGAAGGGTCTGGCTTCACGGCACCGCAACAGCCTGACAATTCAGGAGCTTATCTCCAGCCGCGAGGGCGATCGCTGGTGGGACGAGAACGGCAGCGACGTGAATCTCACGCTCGACCTGAGGGACAAGAGCAGCCCCGGCTACAAGAAGTGGACCGAGATGAAGGCCCGGCTCCCGAGACTCAGGGAGCGAAACAAGTCGAGGTCGTTCTTTGATTGGCTGGTGGAGGAGCGAGCGTTCTGCGCGACTGGCGAGGGCGGCGGCGTCAAGAATGATTGCTCGTCGCAGGATGGCGGAGACGCCGCCGTTGCGTCGGCAAGTCTGGCAAAGGCAAAGAATGTAGACGTGATGCTGGGCGGCGGGCAGACCGTGGCGACGATTGACGCAGAGGCCAGAGACAGGGCTTTGTCTGACATTCAGTCCCACCCTCGCCCGGAAGGAATTTCTCCCGGCTCTACCGCAGACCTCTGGGGGCGGAAGTTTGTGGAGCGAAATGGATCTTCAAAAATGAAGATCACGTCGACAGACCCAGTGTTTCCGATGGACCGCCTCGCGATGAGCGGCACGTTCGTCGCGCACGAATCTGTCGGACAATATCTGTCCATGCGAGACGAGGACAACCGCAGGGCTGTTGGCGCTGAAGGGCCCGGTGCCATCATCGACACGACGCAGATTTTGCCACACGAGCAGTTTACTTATCTTGTGGACGCACTGACTGACGACGTCATGCACGCCTACGAGTCGAAGAGGTTTGACCCGGGCTTCTACAGCCAAGACCTCGAAGACGCAATGTCGAAGATGGCAACTCGTCATCCCGAGCTTTCAAGCGACGACAACAGCCGGTTCGTGTTCACGGCGCTCACAGCCATCTTGAGCAACGGACAGGATCCGACCACCAATCTCGCCGACTCGGACGGCCTCTACGACATGTGGAAAAAGAGCGGCACGTGCGTCCCGTCTGGGCCAGCCGGAGGGAACAGAGACGCAAGACCATCTCTTCGGCTGTTTCAGTCGATGCTGGATTCGTTCGGCGTCGAGCGGACAAGGAACTTGCTCTCTGGGTACACGACTGCGGAGAACGTGAACCGCACGCTCGCGAGCATGTCAGAGCGATCTGGCGATCCTGAGTGGCAGGAGAGGATTGGCGTCAGCCCTTGGATGATTGATCACTACAAAGCACGCGACAAAAGAACCGGAGAGGTCAAGGCATCGACGAACCTCGTCAAGACTGACGCGTCCGGAGAGTTTCCCGACGAAGTCGTTCCGATGGCTTCAATCTTCGGCCCAAAGATCGGATCGTTTTTTGCGAACCTGAACGGCAGGCATGACTTTCTGACGATGGACCGATGGCTGATGCGGTCCACTGGTCGCGTGACCGGGGAGTTGATCACTCGCTGCGCCCCAGAGGGGGCTTCCAAGAGGGCAAAAGAGGCCCTTGAAGCTCTCGACGTCGAGAGATGGAAGTCGAGCGTCTACATGTTTGGCGTGGACAAGCAGTTCGGGATCACCAAGGCGGATCTTGTTCGCTCTCTCAAGATCCAGCAGCGGACTGGAGTCATTGAGGAAAACGGCGCAGCCTTCATGTGGGCAACCGCTGCGGAGAGGTCTCACAAGAACACAAAGAAGCCAGACGGAGGACAGTACGGAAAAGACCCTGACCCGGACAAGCACGCCTGCCATCAGGCAGGAAATTCCATCTTCAAGTCGTTGATTGTCGAGCAGCAAGACCCGCGAGGGGCTCAGGCCAGAAGAACGATGCGTGAAGTGTTCCGGTCCGTTGTCAAAGAAATAGAGGCCAAGTATCCGGACCGTCGCGGCCGGGCCGACGTCGACGAGGTTCAGGCTATTCTTTGGCAGTATGAGAAAAATCTCTGGAAGCACCTCGGCGCCAAGGTGAGCATTGACGAGAACTCGCTCTACTCCAAAGCTGCGGACGATCTCCTCACTGGTAAGACTAAGGCAAGGCGGTTCTCCGCAGAGTCGCGCGCTGCTATGGCAGAGTTCGACACGAGCGAGCTTGATCTCTGGCCCTTTGAGGCAGAGCAGGCCGTGTGGGACTCCGACATGGTGCAGTCTGGCATCGATTTCAAGGAGGTCTTGCTTGAGCTTGAGAGACTTGGCAGCGGCAAAAGCGATGGCGACGCTTTCCTGAATGAGCTTCAGAGGCTCACGGACGATTCTCAGGACAGGTCTGCCACCTACGCAGCGAGGCGTGCCGTCGTCGAACACCGCACTGCCGGCCAGACGACTGTCACGATGCCGAAAGCGGGCCGCAGCGGGCTGCACGTGATGGGATTCGACGCGAAAATCCCCTCAGATCTCGAAAAAACTCTTCCAGAACCGCTCTCGCACTGCAAAACTCTGCTTGATCTGCACGTCTCCGACGGCGGGAGCGAGTGGTGGGAGCAAAATGGACGTGAAATAGACGTCTCGATCGACCTGAACGGAGTCCAAGGTCGAATTTTCGACGATTTTGCCGCCGGCAAGTCGTTCACTGACATCATCGAAGAAGGGATTCTCGACGATTATGGCGACGCCTGAAAAGTACAACCACATTTCCTTCGTTCCGCCGTCCGGAGTGCGTCGAGAGGCGGCTCGTGGACTCGCTTTTCGTCGCGAACACGGCCGTGGAGGCACGGCGATCGGCATCGCGAGGGCCCGCGACCTGTCGAACGGCACTGAACTCTCGCCGTCGACGCTCCGACGCATGAAGGCGTTCTTCGATCGGCATGCCCCTGACCGAAAGGCGACGGGTTTTCGCGCTGGCGAGGAGGGCTTCCCCTCGAACGGGAAGATCGCGGACCTCTTGTGGGGCGGTCGCAGCGGCGAGTCGTGGGCGAACAAGGTCGTTCGCCAGATGAACGCTGCCGACGAGCGGACTTATAGTCTGGATCTGGAGACGGCTACGCTCGAAGAGGAGGCTGTGTCGCAAAGGAGTGCCGTGATGCAAGGCGTCGAGCGTCGCTACTTCGGTTCGTTCGAGAAAGCAGACTCGAACTCGCTGACGGTCGAGCATCGCGCTGACCCGGAGACGGGGAAGAAGCGGACCTACATTGTCGGGTATGCGGCGAAATTTGGAACCGACTCGTTGCTGCTCGGAGACTTCGTGGAGAGGCTGGAGCCGACGGCGTTCGACATCGTCAAGGCCGGCAAGGACAAGAGCGGCAAGCCAATCGCGACTCGTTGCCTGTTCAACCACGACCCGAATCACCTCCTCGGCCGCTTTCCGACCACGATGAAGCTCATCGTCGACAAGATCGGCCTGCGGTACGAGTGCCTCCTGCCAGATTCTCGGCAGGACATCGCCGAAATGATCATCCGTCAAGATTTGCGCGGATCCAGCTTCAGCTTCGTCATCGACGAGGACGGCGGCGAGAAGTGGATCACCGAGGACGGGCAGTCAATTCGCCTCGTAAGAAAAATCAAGTCTTTGCTAGATGTTTCGCCCGTGACCTATCCAGCCTACGACGATGCTACCGTGGCGATCGCGAAGCGGAGCTACGAGGTGTTCTCTTCCGAGAAGAAGAAGATCATCGAGGTTCGCTCGAACGTCACCAGCGAGATCGAGAAGACTCGTGCGTTCCTCGATGAGCGACGTGCCTTCTGCGCCACCGGGGCTGGCGGCGGCATCGACAACTCGTGCGGGTCTTCTTCGGATCAAAAGCAGGACGCTCAGCAATCGCTGGACAAGTATGAGGCCGCAAGAAAGACGACCGGCGGCAAGATCGCAGAGGCGGCGGCCAAGGGTGCAGTTATCGGAGGCGCTGTCGGTCTGGCCGGTGGTGCTGTTGGTGCAGCGATCGGCTCGATAACGGGTGCATTTCTGAATGCGGCGGGGCACGGAGTCGCGGCGGCGATCAGTTCGATTGCAAAGGGCAATCTTGATTCGCTCGTGAAGAGCATTGGCACGACCCACGAGAGCCTCTCCTCTGCGTCGCAGTCTCTGTTCGGCGGCGATAAGAAGCCGTTCGCGATCGATAGCAAAACTATTGCCATTGAGTCTGGCGACAGCATCGCTCTTGTTTCCAGCGGCAGTCAGTTCTCGAAGGCGGCTGGAACTGCTTTCCACTTTCAGCCCGGCGCCGACGTCGGCGGGAAGCTGGACATCTCGGCCGTCGAGAAGGCGGCCAAGGCCGTCGGCGCGAAGGTCGTTTCGGCTGAAGTATGGAGCGACAAGGACGTGAAAGCTCTGACGTCGAAGGGCTACCGTGAGGTTGTCAAGTCTCCGGGCGGATACTCGACCAGCAAGGGCGTCTACGAGAAGAAGCTCTCGCGAAGCAAGCGTGCCGAGGAGTTCGAGGCAGAGTACGCCAAGAACATGAAGTTCTTCGAGGAGCGTGCCTTCTGCGCCACTGGATCTGGTGGCGGCGTCGACAACTCGTGCGGCAAGTACATGCAGATGGACGTGTCGAGCGCCGACTCCGTGAAGAAGTCCGCGAAGGACGCTCAGGAGTTCGTCGACAAGGCCAGAGAGGAGCAACTCTCGAAGGGCGGCAAGGACGGCGGTCAGGCCGACGAGGGCGGCGGCGTCCAGACGTGGAGCAAGGGCGACCACTTCCCGTGGACGGTCAAGCAAGTCGGCGACACCGACGGTCACGTTCAGGGCCTGCACCCGGACGGCAGCAAGACAGAGGCGTATCCGTTCAAGGGCGGAGACACGTCGGCGGCGATGAAGCAAGTCTCGGACGAGATCAAGCGACGCAAAAGCTCGCGAGCCGATCAGGTCATTGCCGAGACTCTCAAGTTCCTGAAGGATCGCCGTGCATGATTGCGGCACGCCATGCGTCGCTGATTGCGTTTGCTCAGTCTCGCGGGTTCTGTCCGACGGGAGACGGTGGCGGCATCGACAACTCGTGCGGCGCGAAAGTAATGTCCGCGCCGGACGGGGACGGTGGTGGCGGATCGGCAGCAAGCCCGTACAAGTATTTCACCAGCGAGTCCGAGGCACTGAAGTCTGCCGTCACTCGCTGGAAGGGCGATCCCACTGACCTTGGGATTCATGTTCAGGACGAGATCGACGGATTGCCGCCGCCGCCGTCTGGCAGCGGCACGAAGCTGCGAGAAATGGCATCCGCACTCTTGAAGGAGGTAAAGGAAAATAGCAGGCCAGCCCCAACGCTCTACCGTGGCGACAACAAGACAACCGACGACAACTCTTCGGCACTCGTGGGATGGTCTTCAAACCGCCGTGTTGCTGAGAAATGGGCAGACAGGTATGGCGGAACACTCCAGACGCTCGAAGGTGCTTCCGGTGTGAAGCTTTCCGACATCGTCGGCAAGATTATGGACACTGGCGAGGACGAGTGGATTGTCCTTACACGCCCCCCCGGCGGCGGCGGGGATGCAAAGCCTTCATGGATGGGTGCCGTTGATGCCAAAGGCTCCACGAACCACGGTGCGTGGTTCCTTGAGAAGAACAGCAAGCAGGCTGCAACGCCTTGGCGAGATGGCGGCGATCCAGCGACTCACGTTCTGAGTCTTGTTGGCGAAGACGAGAAGGTGAAGGCGTTCGTTTACGCAGACCTCTCGGACGACAAGCAATCACTCTATATGAATTACGCCGAAGTCGCAAAGCCGCTTCGCGGTCAGGGGGTGTACAAGTCTCTTCTCGATTCACTGTCTGAGCAGTTTCGTGTCGTGTCGGATGAAGAACACAATGTGGCAACTGCGGCCAAGAAGGCTTACGAGTCATTGGGCGCAAGACTCGACCGCTACGGTCACTACGTTCTTGACAAAAAGAAGAAGCGAGAGGACCGTGCCTTCTGTGCCACCGGCACCGGAGGCGGGATCAAGAACGACTGCTCGTCGTCAGACGGAGGCCAGTCGACAAAGTCCTTCCCGGCCGGCTCGCAGCCACTGCGAGACGCCGTCACTTCCGTGGCTCCAAGCCCCGATGCGATCTGGGACCGCTCGAAGGGCAGGGCCGAGACCCCGTATCCGAAGCAGATGGACGCGATCGCCGACGAGCAAGGCAGCCACTCTGGTGCGCCGCTGACTCCAGAGGCCGAGGCATCCTACGCGGCCCTTGTCAACGAGATCGGCAGGCAGTACGAGGCACTCACCGCCGCCGGGCTGAAGGCCAGAGCGTGGCGGGGAGATGGCGAGCCATATGGAGACCCGCCGGGCAGCACGAAGCCCAACTCAGACAAGATGCGTCAAGAGGTCGCCAAGACTGGCGAGTTCTCTTTCTTCATGACCGATAAGGGGTTCGGCACCGGGGACGCCACTCCTGATCATCCAATGCTTCGCGAGACGAAGTTCAAGACTGCCGACGGCGAGCCGATGATCGCGAACGACTTGTTTCGTGTCGTCCACGACATGGTCGCGCACGTGCGAGGCGGCTACTCGTTCTCGACGAACGGTGAGTACAACGGGATGTTGACGCACGCGTCTACGCTTCCTGAAGAGGCGTGGCCTGCCCTGTTCGCAGAGACTTTCGGCCAGAACGCCGTCTACGAGAAGACGAAGCAGTACGCGCCGCAGAACGCTTACGCCTCGAAGGTCGGCCCGGAGATCATCCGCAGCGAACTGAAGAAGCGGACGAAGAGCAGCCGCGCGGCGAAGGCTGACAGTGACGAGCCGCTGGGCTACCAGCACATCAAGTCGAGGCCAGCGTTGCTCAGGTCGCTTGCGAGCGTGGAGTCTCGCGGAGACGCTCCCGCCCCAAAGAAAGACCAGATCAAAGGCAGCGACGTCAACGACGAAGGCTCTGCCAAGAACAAGTCTGGCGACATCTCGCTAGACGAAAGCACGATCTCGTCGCTGAAGAAAAAGGTCGAGGAACACAACGCTGCGATGCGAGAGGCCGGCAAGCCAGACTGGACTCACGTTCGCCTGCCATCCCTGAAGGCAGTCTATCGTCGTGGCGCTGGCGCTTTCTCGACTAGTCACCGTCCGGGCATGACTCGCGAACGATGGGCAATGGCGAGAGTGAATGCGTTCCTGACTCTGGCCCGAAGAGGCAGGCCAGAGAACGCGAAGTATGTGAATGACAACGACCTTCTTCACTCCAGTCATCCGAAGCACAGTAGAGAGGCCCGCTCCACAGACTGCGGCCGCGACGACGAAGGTCGCTTCACCTCAGGCAACAAGTGTGGCGGTCAGGTCGACATGCCGAAGGAAGACCCTCGCGGTCGCATGCGATACGACAACGGCGTCCAGACAGACGCCGCCCGGAAGCTCTACCAGATGGGCTCGTCAGAAGAGAAGCTCAAGGGCCTCGTCGAGGCTATGGGCGGAGACCCGAAGAACACGACCGTCGACATCAATCACCCCAGCGTGAACATCTCTGTCTTGGACAAGAGCGGCAACAAGCTGTTCCACGTCGACTTTGACAACGGGCGGGCTCGCGTCTATCCGACGAAAGACTTGAGCGGAGATGACGTCGCGAAGATCAAGGCCGCAGCCAAGGACGCCTTCCCATCTGAGTACAGTGGCAAAAACACAGACTTCAAGGTCACCGTCTACCGAAAGGCGGAGGACATGAAGAAGTGGGAGGCCGAGAACGCCAAGAAGCTTCAGAAGTGGGAGGACAAGTACAAGTTCTCGACGCTGCTCCCGCCGCACCAGAGGCCTAAGAAGTGGGAGCGGTCGATCGACGCCCGCTACGCCAGCCTGCTCGCCTTTGCCGAGTCTCGCGACTGCGGCCAAGACAAAGACGGCAAGTTCTCGAAGGGCAACACGTGCGCGAGCGGCGTGGCGGCCGACGTTGCAAAGGGCGCGGCGGCCGGAGCCGTGCTGGGCGGGGTCTCTGCATTCGGCAAGACGTTCACCCCACAGGCAGCGGCGTCTGGTGCGGCAGTCGGCGCGGTGGCCGGCGCCGTCAAGGGCATCTACGACAACAAGATGCGGCCAACGCGAGTGTCGGCGAGGATCGAGAAGGTCGGCATGACGGACGAGAAGGTCTCCGGGTTGGTCAAAGGGCTGGGCGGCACGAGAAAGTCAGTCGCCTCTGTCAACGGCAAGAACGGCCTGACGCTCACGATTCGCGGCAAGAACGGAATGGTCTCGCACGTCGTCGACATCACGAGCAAGAAGGTCACGATCTACCCCCGGGCCGGGCGTCGCGAACTCACCGACGACCAGATCGACTCGATCAAGAAGCTCGCGGCGGACTCTTCCCCTAAGGAGACGTCGATCGTCGTCAAGACAAACTCCCTCAGCTACGCGACACGTCTGGCGAAGAAGGGCTTCGTGGTCGGGGCGAAGCAGGCCGGGTCTCTGGTTGCCACGGCAGTCGGCTCCGCTGCGGCCCCTTCAATTCCTGACGCAGTGCTAGGGACGGCGGATCTCGTGTTCGACACGCATTTCACAGACTCTTTCTACAAGAGCGAGAAGCATGCAAAGCGGTGATAAGTGTTCGTGCCCCGGATGCGCGGGCAGGATGGCAACTCGCACCAGTCGGCAGAGCGGAGATCTGCAAGTCAGATATCTGAAGTGCCAAGTGTGCGGACATCAGGCACGCTCTGTCGTGTCTGTCAACGACGTTCGTTCGATCTGTTGGCGTCGTCGCAAGTAGTGTTGTGCGACACAACACTTTTTTCTTGACCATCTTCTGGTCGCTTCTGCTTTCCCCGTAGTGTGAACGTGTCGCCACCGCTTGGTGCCGGCACGTCAAACCACTTTCAGGGGATGCCCGACATGGAAGCCTCGTCCAAGGTCAAGAAGCTGCTCGACGAACTCGCCTCTGTTCTCGCTGAGATGGGCGCGGTTCAGGATTCGGACGACACCGAGACCACCGACGCTGGCGATGACATGGTCGAGCAGAACGGCATGAACCCCGCCGAGGGCGAGGCCGAGGACGCCGACAAGGTCGAGGACACTCAGGAGGTCGAGGGCGAGAAGCAGAAGAAGCTCCGCTGCCTCTGCGAGCGTGCCGAGAAGCTTCGCGACCAGATCAAGTTTTACGAGGGCGTCGCCGCCAAGGAGCTGGAACTCCGGGCAGTCCTCGACAAGTCCACCCCCGCCAAGATCGAAACCCGCAACGCCAAGGAGACGCCCGTGACGATTTCCCCGATGAACCTTCCGGGCGCTGGTCGCCTGAAGAACTTCCGTGGCCCCCGCGCTGAGGAGCGTGCCTACCGCGCCGGTCAGTTCTTCCGCGCGACGCTGCTCAAGGACAAGGACGCCCAGCGGTGGTGCAGCGACCACGGCGTGACCGAGTCTCGCGCCCTCAACGAGGGCGTCAATTCGCAGGGCGGGATTTTCGTGAATGAGGAGATCCTCAACGAGATCATCGTCCTCGTCGAAGAGTTCGGCGCGTTCCCCGCGAACGCCCGCAACATCACGATGAAGTCTGACACCCTCATCATCCCCCGGCGGGTTGGAGGCCTCAAAGCCTATTTCGTGGGGGAAAACGCGAGCGTGCAAGAAAGTGACGCTGCTTGGGACCGCGTCCAGATGGTGGCGAAGAAGACCGCCGTCGCGAGCCGGATCTCGTCCGAGATCCTCGAAGACTCGTCCGTGCTGAATTTGGCCGATTATTTGACGGGCGAAGTGTCGAGGGCCGTGGCGGAACTCATCGACGTCTGTGCGTTCGTCGGGACGGGCAGCGGTGATTTCGGCGGTATCGTCGGTGTCGTCAACAAGATCACCGACGGCAACCACGCCGCCGGCGTCGTGACGGCGGGCAGCGGCGAGACCGGTGCCTCGACCCTGAAGCTGGAGTCGCTGATCGCGGCCGCTGGCCGGCTTCCGCTCTACGCTCGCGGCAACGCGAAGTGGTACGTGAACCCGGCTGTGTTCTCGGCCTCCGTGCAGCGTCTCGGTCTCGTCAACAACGTCGGCATCGCGGGCGGCAACACGCCGGCCAGCGTGTCGGCCGGTGCCGAGATGCGACTGCTCGGATATCCGATTGTCTTTGTCCACACTCTTTCCAACAACGTGAGTGCGGACCCCGGCGTCGTGAAGTTCCTCTTCGGCGACCTGTCGCTGTCGAGCTACTACGCCACGCGTCGCGGCCTGACGATCAAGCAGTCGACGGAGCGTTATGCGGAACTCGACCAGACGCTCCTTGTCTCGACCATGCGTTGGGATGCCGTGACGGCGGATTGCGGCGACGCGAACCGTGCCGGCCCGATCGTGGCCCTCAAGACCGCTGCCTCGTGATAGTACGGAAACACTTCCCACCAACCTCACCTCACCTCAACGAAGGGTCTAGACAGTGAATCACATCGAAGGGACGAAGACGGTCGCGAAGGTTTCCGTGGCGGTCGCTGCGAACGCCACCCACAGCCACGAGATCGACACGCTCGGTGCCGACTACGTGAGCATCGACGTGGTCTACAGCGCCTTCACGGCGGCCACGACGAGCTACGCGAGCGTTCTCAAGGTCAGGGAGTCCGACGCCTCTGGCAGCGGTCAGGCCGACGTCAGCGGTTACACGATCACCGCCGGTGCTGGTGCGACCACCGGCAGCACTGGTGCCGTGGCCCGGTTCAACGTCGACATGCGTGGCCGCAAGCGTTACCTGACGGTCGTCACGACCCCGGGCAACGCCGCCACGATCGCGACGGTGGCTCGCCTGAGCAAGCTGGAAGACATGCCGATCTCGGCTGCCGCGATGGGCGTCAACGACGTCGTCCCGGTCGCCACGATCAACAAGCAGTTCCAGACCTACTAATCCCGCCTTCGGCGAGGCCAAGGACGGCCAAGCCAAGGGCACGGATGCCCAAGCCGATTTCATTCCTTGGAGGGGCTTGGAGTGGCGGATGCGAGTTCTCGTCGGCAACGTCGAGCATGATGTAAAGG